GTATGAACCTGGCTCATCAGGATTGGCAGGACCGTAGTGATGCTTGTCTATGGCCGTTTGTCTATTTTTAACATTCACGTCTAAGTCGTGTGTGGCAATAGGACAGCCTTTGTTAGCTGCTTCTATGATATTAATATATTTTCTATACATAGTTTTTATAGTCCGTTCTGTATCAAGTAACCTTCAATCTGGCCACCAACTTTTGCTGAGCCTGATGCACTGGATACTTGCCATTGTATATCTGTCTTTTCGGGATAAGGACGAGGAACAACTTTAAGAGAATTGTAATTTACAGGAAACGGGAATGTTAAAATAGTGTTGATAACACCAGTTGGATTTTTAGTCCACGAACGATACAAGCCAGTGTTGTTACCAGTGTTGTTTGTATAAAAGTTAGCCTGTGTTAGATAGAATGTGTATCCTGCTGGTACTGTATAAATGGTTTGTTGACTGCGACCTGCACTTGCTTCTATAGTACACAGCACAGTGGTCTTACCGTTGTTGCCTGCGTGTATTACGCCCACGTTCATTGGCGTACGAGTTAAACTCATGTTGTTCACACGGTAGAAACTTTTTGTAGTTGTTACGCCAGTCACACCGTTGGTCAATACAACCGTTTCTGTTATAGGAAAATAGTCAGCATCCAGTCCGGATATTAATACGCTAACGTTGGTGTCACTAGCACTATCACTCCAAACTGTTAACTGTGTAGCAGTATTAAGATATGTATATGTAGTTCCGTGCCATAGTGGAACAAACGTTGTACCAACATCAGCATTGTATCCACTGATGCTTAGTCCAGTGACGCCTGTAATCAAGCCCATTGCCACTTGAAGATTCCAGTTTGTTGAGTTGTAAAACAGCTTGCCGGTATAAACGTTTGTTGCTGTTTGCCCTGTATGTGAGTAGACTATAGTGACAGAACCTGGACCGCTGTTATTACCAAACTGAACACGCAAAGGATAGTATGTTCCTGCTGTTAAACTAATAGTACCGCTGCCTGCTGTAAGTGATGCATTCATAACTGCGTTAGCAGTTGTATATCCGCTTCTAGCTGTGGCTCCAATCCAAAGCGTAACACAGTCATCAACGTTGGCACCGCCGGTGCTAAAAGTATGTACTCCGGTATAGCTAGGAAGGAAGTAACCAATCCATTGAAACGCTCTTTGAGTTTCAAGTGCTGTAAGAGTTAAATCAAAGTTAGTGGCAACGGATGTTGCTGTTGATGCTCCACTCCAGCCTGCCCAAGTAGGATTAGCATCATTTGTGGTCCAGGCAGTGGGTGTTGGACCGTATTGTGTTCTGTAGGCACCTGCGGCGTATGTTGTTGTTATCCAAGGACGGCCAAGAATTAACCCGCCTGCATTGGAATTGTCAATTAGTCCATTATCGTCATATTGGGTTGGAAGTTGTGTAATATCATACGATGCTCTACGACCAGTTGCGCTACGATTATTAGCAGCTAACTCAAGTTTAGCTTTTTGCCTTGCTTCTTTTGTTGCCAGTGTTGAAATTCCGTTAGCTGCCATATTACATTCCGCCTAGTTTTTTAATTCTGTCAAGTTCTGGATTTTGCTCTGGAGCAGGCTCACCTTGCTTGTTCATAAATGCTACAATTTTATCGTAGTCTTCCATGGTCACTGGGCCGGGCTGTGATAGTTTCGTTACAATCTCTGCAACATCGTGTAGATCAGCATCTTGTTTAACATCCTCGCGAGCAAGCTCTAGCAAGCGTATAAACAAGGGTACGTCTAGTTTAATGATATCCATAATAAAATCCTCTATCGATATTTAGTTAAATACTCGACTATGATCAACAAAGAACCCTTCAAACATCTAATCAAAGATCTCAAAGACTCGGGAAAATATCGTGTTTTTAACGATATCATCCGTGAGCGCGGCGATTTTCCAAGAGCAATCTGGTACGGTCCTTATAATATTAAAACTATAACGAATTGGTGCAGCAACGACTACTTGGGCATGGGTCAGCACAAAGTTGTTCTAGATGCCATGCACACTGCCCTAGACATGACAGGTGCAGGGTCGGGTGGTACCCGCAACATTGCAGGCACTAGTCATTATCACGTAGCCCTGGAGCATGAGCTTGCCATGCTACACAGCAAACCAAAAGCATTATTGTTCAGTTCGGCTTACGTGGCCAACGAATGGACATTAATTGCATTATCTAAAATAATTCCTAACATACAGTTTATCTCAGACGAAAACAATCATAACAGTTTGATTGTAGGTATCAGCCATAGTCGTGCGGCCAAGGCAATCTTTAAACACAACGACATGCAAGACCTAGAAGACAAGTTAAGCAATGCTCAACTTGTTGGACATACTCCTTGCATTGTCTTTGAAAGTGTTTACTCCATGGACGGCGACGTTGGTAAGATACGAGAGATTTGTGATCTAGCGGACAGATACGGTGCCATCACATACATCGACGAAGTACATGCGGTAGGACTTTATGGAACCCACGGTGGTGGGAAAGTTGAAGAGCTAGGGCTAGAATCTCGTATTGACATAGTCAATGGTACATTAGGGAAAGCCTATGGAGTCCAAGGCGGCTATATTGCTGCTGATGCAGATGTAGTTGATGCCATTCGTTCTGTTGCCGCTGGATTTATATTCACCACGAGTATGAGTCCAGTGAGTTGTGCCGGTGCACTTGCTGCTGTTAAATATCTCAAAGAACACAACGAACTTAGAGATCAGCATCAAGAACGTGCTCGTAAGCTCAAACATCGTTTAACCAAAGCAGGTATTCCTGTCATGGAATGTTCAACTACTCACATTGTTCCTGTGTTTGTAGGCAATGCCAAGAAAGCCAAGGCCATGAGTGACACTCTGTTAAACGAGCATAACATCTACGTACAGGCTATTAACTATCCCACAGTTGATGTGGGAACGGAGCGGTTACGTTTTGCACCTACTCCGTTTCATGACGATGGGATGATCGAAAATCTAATCGTTGCGCTTAAGGCCGTTTATCAATAATCTTATCAGCAAGGCCGTATTCAACGGCTTCTGCTGAACTTAAGAACGTATCAAACTTCATAGTATCAAATAGTTCTTCATAGGTCTTGCCTGCTGTGTTATGACGCACATACAATTGTGTCAGTCGTTCGTTGATGCGTTTGCTTTCTTCAAAGCTGCGTTTAGCATCTTCAAACTGTAAATCCTGTACATGAACTGATCCGCTGGTACCACGTGTACCAGAACTAACACGATGGATCATTGTACGTGCTTCTGGCAACACAAAGCGTTTGCCCTTGGCTCCTGCTTGTGATAGGAACGAACCCATGCTACAGGCCTGTCCCATAACGTAAGTTGACACATCACATTTAATAAATTGCATGGTATCATAGATAGCTAGGCCAGATGTGACTGTGCCGCCTGGACTATTAATAAACAAACTAATGTCTTTGGTTGCGTCTTCCGACTCAAGGAATAATAGTTGAGCAACAATAGTATTGGCCATCATATCTTCCACAGGACCATTTAACATCACAATACGCTCTTTCAACAATCGACTGTAGATATCATAGGCACGTTCGCCTTTGCTTGTGGACTCAACCACCATTGGGATTAAACTCATTTACTTTCCTTTACTTTGATTAAAATTTGCAATTTGAGCAGTTGCCCACTCTACCACATCTGTCTTAGGATCAAACCCTAATGCTCTTAGTTTAGATATATCCGCTAGTGTGGATTGTACCTGTCCTATTCTATCCGATACCTTGATCTGATTTAGACTGATAGCATCGGCTATCTGCTTTATACCAGTGGAGGTGCCTGAACCTAAATTATACACTCTATCACGCTCGCCGTGTTCTATTAATAATCCAATTCCTACTACTGCATCACTGGCACAGAGAAAGTCTCGTGTCTGCTCTCCGTTGCCGTGAAGTAACAACGGGTCGCCTTCAACATGGCACTTAAAGAATTTAGGTATCATCAATGCTTTGGCACTGTAGTCCATGTACTTGCCGTACATAGTAAATGGACGAACGATGATTAGTTCTGTGATCCAAGCCTTTTGGCTTTGAACACGGAGAGCCCATTCTGCGCCTAGCTTGCTGACTGCATAAGGACTGCTAGGAACTAGTGGACCGTCTTCTGTTTGTACGGTCTGGCCATTGTTGCCGTAGACAGAGCTGCTGCTAATATAGATAAACTTCTTGACCTTCTTGGCCTGACACAGCTCAAAGAATCTGTGAGTGCTAGTTACGTTAGTAAGATAATATTCCGAATACGTTAACCAACTAGGATCAATACGAGCCTTGTTGGCACAATGTATTACAACATCAACTCCTTCTAGCAGATTACCTAGGACAGCATGATCGGTGTCAATGTCTGCATACGTTATGTTGGCAGTGTTACGAGGCTCTAGTTGTTGATGTGTCCACTTATCGGGATGTTGATCTGTTAGGATCAGATCGCAGGTGTTTTGCAAATAGTCTGTTAAATTTCTACCCAAAAAGCCTGCTGCTCCGGTGATCAATATTTTGCTCATACGTGTATTTTATACAGATAGAGCTTGCGTGTCAAGTAAAAAGGCAGTATAGTAATCGCTTAAATAGTCTTTGTAACCAATAGAAACAAAATGTCAGATACACTAATTTTAAACGCTGATGCGCAACCAGTGAGCCTACTACCATTATCCACGGTCAACTGGCAAGAAGCAATTCGATATATGGTCCTAGAAAAGGCCAGGGTCCTCGAGTGGCACGAAGACTGGATTGTCCATTCGGCAACCTGGGAAACGCGAGTTCCGGCTATTTTAATCCTAAATGATTACTATAAAAAGAAACCCATTGTTCGTTTAACAAAACGAAACGTGTTCTTGCGAGACCGGTACACCTGCCAATACTGCGGTGTCACTTGCAAAGACGACACAGCTACCCTTGATCACGTTCATCCTGTTAGTCAGGGTGGTAAGAGTTCATGGCTCAATTTAACTACAGCATGTAAACCCTGTAACTATAGGAAAGCAGCTACAACTAAGTTGAAGCCAAAAACCATTCCTTACAAGCCAGACTACTATGAACTTGCTGAGAAGCGCCGTGACAAGGGCTTCCACTTAGGTCATCCAAGTTGGGCTGATTATTTGGGCAAGTAACTACGGTTGACTCCTAGACTGTTTGATCGTATAATATAGATTAATCAACAGTTAGGAGTGACCGTGCGTACACAACCCGAAGCAATCATTGCTAAATTAGAAGCAGACAATAGTCGCTTAGCCAAAGAACAAATCATTGCTGATGCTATGACCGAAGGACTAGATGAGTTCTTCGAAGGTCTACGCATGGCCACTGACAAACTATATACGTTTGGTGTCAAGCAGGTCCCTACTAAAGAAACATCAGACGGACAGGGACTTCCATGGGTTGGCTTCAAACAATTAGCTGAAAGCCTCTACCGTCGTCAACTAACTGGACACGCTGCTCGTGATGCTATTTTGTTAGCCATGAGCGTTGCTACCAAAGAACAATGGAACGGCTTCTATCGTCGTATCCTTATCAAAGACATGCGAGCAGGCTTTGGTGAAAGCACTATTAATACAGTTGCCAAGAAACTAAAGATGCCACAGTACTCTGTACCTGTGTTCGAATGTAT